TACTTGAGTGTGTTGATAACGCGGCCCTGCTGGCCAGCGTGGTGGCCCACGAGGCCACACACGTGGTGGCGCGTGTGCTCGAACACATTGGTGAAGAGGTGGAGGATTTTGGTGAAGAGTCTCGGGCGTACCTGACCGAATGGTTGGTGCGTCAAATGTTCACGGCCTGTTTAGTGGAGGTTGCCAAAATTGCAAAACGAAAAGAAAATCGAACAAAGGTTGGTAAAAAAGATCAAGGAGAAGGGGGGCCTGTGCCTGAAGTGGGTGAGCCCGTCAATGACGGGGGTGCCGGACAGGTTAGTGATTTACAAGGGCCAGATAATTCCAGTGGAGTTGAAAGACCCGAAGGGAGAACTAAGCGCAAGACAGGAGTTCATGCACAAGGTGCTTCTGAGTCAGGGGGTGTTCACGCACGTCTTGGCGAGCGAGCAAGAAGTAGACGAGTTCGTTGACCAACTATGACAGACGACGAAGCCCACGAAATTAAAAAACGTATACACATTGCCAAAACAATGTATAACGTTAAACGACGCGCCACTGCCGCAGGTATTCCATTTGAGTTGGACCACACCTACCTGTGTGCAATCGCGCCGGAGTACTGCCCTATTTTTAAAACCAAAATTCTTTGGGGCTATGGGCAGTCGGGCACTGTAGGATCGAGCGGCCCTGATTCACCGAGCCTAGACAAAATTATTCCAGAAAAAGGATACGTGAAAGGCAACGTGGCATGGTTAAGCAACAGAGCAAACACAATCAAGTCCAACGCAACACAAGAGGAGTTGTACAAGGTTGCGGACTGGACACACGAAAAAATTAAGGAGGTAAATAATGGAGGTGCACGACCGCCCCCACTTGGCGACCCTGCAAATACCTACATCACTCGTCCAACGCGCCATCGCATTGTTAACGACGTTACAGCAAGGGAAAGAGCAGGCTATTGATGTTGACATTAAACAATTTACACCCCTACCAACAACGACTGGTGCAGGAGAGCAAGACTCAGCCGCACATGGGACTGTTGATGGACATGGGACTGGGCAAGACAATCACGGCCCTGACAATACTCAGCCAACTTGAAGGCAAGACGCTGATCATTGGCCCAAAGGCCGTCATTAAAAACGTTTGGAAACAAGAGGCAGAAAATTGGACACACACAGAGAAGATGAAGTTTGCCCTCATTGTGGGAACACCACAGGAGCGCATGAAAGCGTTGCAGAGCGATTCGGACGTGTATTTGATCAACGTCGAAAACGTGGTCTGGATGTTCGAGCAAGCCTCATTGCCGCGTTGGCAGACATTAGTGATCGACGAGTCGAGCAGGTTCAAAAACCCGTCGTCAAAACGGTGGAAGACGTTGAAAGGGCATTTGAAGAATTTCGAGCACAGATACATACTTACAGGAACACCGACCCCGAAGTCGTACCTAGACCTGTGGACCCAAGTCGGCATATTGGATTTGGGCCAACGATTAGGGAAATCGATGACTTCATACAAGGAGAAGTTCTTCGAGCCCGACACAAGGGATCGCAGGACGGGGATGGTCTGGAGTTGGAAGCTAAGACCAAACGCAAAGGAGCAGATTGACGCCTTGATTGGGGACATTTGTGTGTCCCTGCGCAAGGAGGACTATCTGACCATGCCACAGCGTCAGGACATTGTGCACACCATCGAGTGGGAGAAGGGGCCCAAGCAGGCCTACAACACCATGCGCAAGGAGATGGTTGTCGAGGTGGACGCGGAGACACTGACTGCGGCGTCGGCCGGTGTGCTCACAGGCAAGCTGTTGCAAATGACCGCGGGGGCCATTTACTCAGAAACCAAAGATGTGGTGCACATCCACGACACAAAACTGGAATACCTGACCGACATGTTGGACGACACACCCACAATTGTGTTCTATAACTTCAAACACAGCCTAAAACGGCTTCAGGGCGTTTTTCCTGACGCGGTGCTACTCAGCCCTGACGACGAGAAAACAATCGCACTGTGGCGCTCTGGTAAGGTCCCAGTGCTACTTTGCCACCCTAAAAGCGTGGGCATCGGCCTGAACCTGCAGTGCAACGTGGGTGACACGGCACAGATCGTTTGGTTTGACCTGCCGTGGTCCAGTGAAGACTACCTACAAGCCAACGCGCGCCTGTTCCGGCAGGGGCAAGAAAAGCCTGTAATTATTCACCACCTGACCATGCAGAAAAGTATTGACAGTCAGGTTATGTTCGTGCTAGAAGGAAAGATCGACATGCAAAACGCGTTAATGAACGCGCTCAAATTTCAATGATCAAAGTAAACGCCACCATTCGCCGTCTTTCAGACGAGGAGCCGGACCCCATCGAGCACGAGGACTCATCCTCTGAGCCGTCTACAGGGGGCATGGGTTGGGCGCCGTGGGGGCCAGACACCATCCAAGATGTGTACAACGTCGTGGCTGAGAAGCTGACCCCACAACAGAGGGAAATCATTGAGGCGCATTTGTCAGGTTACAACTACCATGATCTGGCGGTGACCCAAAAATACTGGCGCTACCATTTTGCGGCGGCGGTTGCTAAGATAAGAAAGGAGTTAAAATTGTGACTGGATACATAGTGGAGTATGTCAAACAAGGATGGCCTACAATAGACATTCAGGTTGACGCCAAACACCCCATGTTCGAGAAAGATCAAGACGTGCTGTCAATATGGCACTTTGAGAACGAAGACGAACGGGATTTCATACTGCGAGATTTACGCAAGTTTAGAGAACAGCAAACAAAAGGATTAGCATAATGGCAAACGAAGCAACAAATTTATTAGCATCTTTGGGCGTAAAACCAAAAGAGCAACGCATTCAGGAAATGGCCGGAGCGGTGACACGATTAGTGGTAAACGAGGCATTACGTGAGGCAAAGGCTCGTGCGCAGGTGCGAGACGCAAATACTCAGGTGCAGAAGGTCGAAAAGCCCTCGCAAAATGGGTAATTCTATATAGGAAAGGCCTTTTTAGGCCTTGAATATAAGGTATACACCATGGCAACAAAATCCAAATACGAGTTTAAGATGGAGATGTGCGACCAACTGATAGAGTTGGGCAAGGTAGGCGCGTCTCAAAAAATGATGTTTGCAAGCATCGGAATCAGTTCCGCGGCGGCGCAGACGTTTAAGAAAAACCACCCAGAGTTTGCGGAAGCACTGGACATGGCCATCACCCACTCACAGGCTTACTGGGAAACCCAGTTGCTTGCTAACGTGGAGAACAAGGCCTTTAACAGCAGGGTGGCAGAGATAGCGCTGAGAGGCCAATTCCCCTCAGACTACCGCGACGACAAGAGCAGTAAGCTTGAAGTTAAGGCAGACGTCGTGTTGGATTTTTCCGGTGCTGTTACCGACTTGATTACGGCGCTCAAAAAAGCGGCGTAACATATCGTCGGTACTTGTCAATAAGTGCCGACATTTTGTAAGCCCCAAGAGGGGCTTTTTCACCTTTGCATAAAGGAGAGCATCATCGCTACACATGCACTACTCAGTGCCTCAGGGTCCAAACGTTGGATGTCATGTACACCAAGCGCGCGACTAGAGGCCGTACTCCCCGAACCTAAACGAAAGTCAGGCGCGTTTGACTTTAGCCAAGAAGGCACAACAGCCCACACCATGGCAGAGGCCAAGCTACGCCGGCATTTTGGACAGATCACGGCCAAGGAGTACAACGAGGCCATTGCAGAGGTCAAGGCAACACCCTACTACGACGAAGAGTTTGAGGCGTATGTAGACAACTACGTGCTTTACGTTCGTTCGCAAATTGGCGAGGGTGACACACCCTACTTTGAGCAACGCGTGGACTTCAGCGAGTGGGTGCCTGACGGCTTCGGCACCGCCGACGTGGTCATAATGAGCGAGAACAAGGTGCGGGTGATCGACCTGAAGTTTGGCAAGGGTGTGGCGGTGGACGCCGAGGACAACCCACAACTGAGGCTGTACGGCCTTGGTGGTTGGTACAAGTACAAAGAAGAATACCCAAACATTACCCACATTGAATACACCATTCATCAACCCCGCAAGGATAGCATCACCACCGAAACAGTGACGCTAGACGAGTTGAAAGACTGGGCAGAGCATGTGGTTAAACCCAAGGCCAAAAAGGCGTATGCCGGCCAAGGGGATTTTGTGGCAGGAGACCACTGTCAATTCTGCAGGGCCAAGTCACAGTGCAAAGCCCGCGCAGACTTTAACAACACGGCCGCGGCGGCTGATTTTAAAGAGCCCGCGCTTCTGTCAGAGACTGAGTTAATCAAGGTGCTCAAGGACGCGGCTAAGACACGCAAGTGGCTTTCTGACGTTGAAGAATACATGTTGACACAGGCAACAGACCACGGCAAAGTACCCACTGGTTACGAGTTGGGGCAGTCAAGCACCAACCGCAAAATTGAATCGCAAGAAGATGCGGCAAAAAAGTTACAGAAAGCTGGATTTGATGATATATTCACCACACCCAGTTTAAAATCTGTGGCACAATTAGAAAAGCAGGTTGGCAAGGGGCATCTCCAAGATATACTTGGTGACCTGATTGTCAAACCTGCAGGGGAACCAAAACTGGTGCCCTCGAAGTTGAAGGAAGAGTTTGGGTCTTGAGAGCCACCTATTTCAAAGTGCTCTCGAATTAGTAAACAAGGAGGCCAAGATGGCCAAGAACGAAAAAGTGGTTACCGGTAAAGTGCGTTTTTCTTATGCTAACGTGTTCAAACCCGTTGCAAGCGAAGAGGGCAAGACCCCCAAGTATTCTGTGTCGGTGATTATCGACAAGAAGGACAAGGAGACCATCGACAAGATCAACGCGGCTTTTGAAAAAGCCAAAGCGGCAAGCGCGGCCTATTTTGGTGGCACTGTTCCAAAGGGCCTTAAAGGCGGCCTGCGTGACGGAGACGCTGAGAAGGACGACGCGGCGTATGAAAATTCGTTTTTCATCAACGCCAATTCTGTGCAAAAGCCCGGAGTTGTGGACGCTGAATTGAACGCTATCATTGACCCAGAAGAGTTCTATTCTGGTTGCTACGGCCGAGTGTCTTTGACATTCTACGCCTACAACCAACAGGGCTCCAAGGGCATTGCCTGCGGTTTAGGCAACTTGCAAAAGTTGGAAGATGGCGAGCGTTTGGGTGGTGGTTCTTCCGCCGCCTCTGACTTCGCGGTCTAAATAGGTTGGGGGCCTAGCCCCCAATTTTGTTTAATATACTGAACATTTATTATGATCAAACTTGAATTTACTGTTGATGAAACTAACCACATTCTCAGTTTGTTGGGCAAGCTTCCCTTTGCTGAAGTTAACATGACCATCATGGCCATTGTTGACCAAGGCCGCCCACAAGTAGAAGCGTTGGAGGCCGAACAAGCCGCCAAAGCAAAAGAAACAGCAGAAGAGTAATCTTTGCTGTACCCGACGCCCACTCTCACGCGTGGGCTTTTTTTGTCTCTAAAATTTATCACCATAAAATGAACCAATACCAACAATACATTCACAAGAGCCGTTACGCTAAGTTCATGCCAGATCAAAATCGACGTGAGGACTGGAACGAAACTGTAAACCGCTACGTGAACTACATTTTTGAAAAGACCCCCAAGCTTGATCCAAAACTGTATCAAGACATTTTTAACGCCATATCTGGCCATCACATCATGCCGTCAATGCGCGCCATGATGACTTCTGGAAAAGCCGCTGATCGTGACAACACCTGTGTATACAACTGCTCATACCTCCCCGTGGACGACGTCAAGTCGTTTGACGAAGCCATGTTCATCCTGCTCTGTGGTACAGGTGTCGGCTTTTCTGTGGAATCTAAGTACACCACCAAATTGCCCGACGTGCCAGAGCGCCTGTTTGAGTCCAGCCACGTCATCAACGTGCACGACAGCAAAGAGGGTTGGGCCAAGTCATACCGCCTGCTGATTGCAAACCTGTACGCCGGAGAAATCCCAAAATGGGACGTGAGCAAGGTGCGCGCCGCAGGAGCGCCTCTAAAGACCTTTGGTGGCCGCGCATCCGGTCCCGAGCCACTGGTTGACCTGTTCCACTTCACAATCAAAATCTTCAAGGCCGCACAGGGCCGCAAGCTGAACACGCTTGAGTGCCACGACATAATGTGCAAGATCGGTGAGGTTGTTGTGGTGGGTGGCGTGCGCCGCTCTGCCATGATCTCATTGTCCGACCTGAACGACGAGCGCATCCGTTACGCCAAATCTGGTAACTGGTGGGAGACTGCCGGCCACCGAGCACTGGCCAACAATAGCGCGGTGTACGAGGTCAAGCCAACTGTGGGCACGTTCTTGGAAGAGTGGACGTCACTGTACAACAGCCACTCAGGCGAGCGCGGCATCTTTAACCGAGAGGCCGCAAAGGCCGCGGTGGCCAAGTACGGCAAGCGTGACCCCAACTTTGAGTTTGGCACAAACCCCTGCAGTGAGATCATCCTGCGCCCCTACCAGTTCTGTAACCTGACAGAGGTAATGGTGCGTCCGGAGGACACACTGGAGAGCCTGAAGCAGAAGGTGCGCATGGCGGCCATTTTAGGCACCATACAGGCCACGTTCACACACTTCCCATACCTGCGTAAGGTCTGGCAACGAAACACCGAGGAAGAGCGTTTATTGGGTGTGTCTTTGACCGGCATTTACGACCACAAGGTAACGAGTAGCACAAGCGGTGCCGAGTTGTGGTTGCCCCAGTTGCGTTTGGTTGCCGAAGAGGCCAACGCTGAGTACGCCGACCTGCTTGGTATTCCACGCTCAACAGCTATTACAGCCGTTAAGCCCAGTGGCACAGTGAGCCAGTTGACAGACACGGCAAGCGGCATTCACCCACGCCACTCACCCTACTACATTCG